TGTATATAATCTCTTACCTTGATAAATTTACTTTCTTTAACCTTTGGCTGATAAATCTTATAGAGTGTTCCATCTTCTCTAAAATACCCATAGATATAATTACCCTTGATAGTTATACTTGACACAACATCATTTTCATCTGTCTTTGTCATCACATAATATTCTAGTGGAACAACATTGTATCTAGACAACAATCTAGAACCAATGTGAAATCCCATCCAATATTTTTGGTCAAGAGTATTCCAGTGCCGCATCTCATAATCAGTAACTTTAAACTTACTATGTTGTCTGTAAGATCTTATTGGATTATGATCATTATTTAAAACAAATTGATTATAATCTTCAATTATCTTATAACTTGCCGCACCTCTAGTGGATAAATTAAATAGATTTTGGACTAAAGTAAGTCCATCACCACCATTACCTGAAGAAAAATCCTTAAACTTATAGATATTATTTCTATCAATATAAATACACATAGAAGGAGTTTTCTCCCGTGTATTAAATACTGATTTCATTTTAACATCCTGACCTGTAAGCTTTTCTGTAAGGTTTAGATAGTGTTCAAACACCCATTCTCTTGGGACATCAGCTAAATCATATATTAAGTTCTTTGTAGAAATCATAGCAACCCGATTTAATAAATAAAGGGGAGCTAGAATAACTCCCCTTTATATAAGAGTTGTTAATCTAAGCTAAAGTCTGAAGACTTTTTACTTGGTGTAGAAAAATCATCATCATCATCACCAAACTTGTCCACAGGTTTTACATCTAATTTCTTAAGATGTTTTTCTTCATCATATCTAATTACTTTCCCTTCTTCTACTTCACCAAATGCATATTTTCCATTTTCTGCTTTTGGCAACCACATATCATAATTAGTATATCCTGTTTTACCAACATATTCTTTACCAGCAATACAGAATTCTAGATATTTATCTTTAAATGGTGCAGTTTTATTAAATGCAGCTATGAAATCTTCAATAGTTTCATGCTTATTATGTTGAGCTTGCATCCACTCATTGATACCCAAAGTTTTACAGAAATTCTGTAAAAAAATCAAAATTGATCTATCTCTTTGAATTTTAATACCAGATTTAGTCTCACCATCTGCAAATGCATACTGTGATGCTTTTACTTTACCAATCTGACCTGCATAATGACCCTTTTCAGGATTATCTTTATCAATTGCAAAACCTTCAAAACCATCAATAGGTTCAGTTTCTACATGCAAAATCAAATGGTATGCACCACCTATAAATTTGAAATCTTCTAACTCAAGGCTATTAATTTTTAATACCTTGTTACCCGGATTAATTGTTTTTGGTAGACTACTACTTCCTCCACCAAGATCTTCTGTACTTAAAGCCATTTTACTTTACTTTTTAAATTATTAAACAAAAACTTTTTCCCATGATGTTTTTAGAACACCATCAATCATCTCAGAAATTACTATTTCTTCGTTACGTAAATGCTCTGGTCTTGCACCACAAGTAACTTCTTCATTTGTCTTGAAAGACAAAATGGTTTGATTACCTTTTCTGTACATGTACCCAATAGCATCTGCATTTGCACAAATTAAAGATTTAATTTTACCAGTTAAGTCTATGTTTGCAGACATAACCATTTCACCTTTATCATCTACCACTTTGTCTTTAATGTGACCTGATAGAATAATAGTAGGAGCTAAGGTATCAATAAAATCTAAAACTTGAAAGAATGCTTGCCGAATATATAAATATCCAGCACCATTTGGTAAAGTTGTTACATTGTCTCCATCATAGTTTTTACCCATTGGGGTTTGTCTGTACAACTTTATTGCTAACGGCATAATCATATCTTCTAATGCAGTAACAGTATCAATAGTAATATATTTATATGGATTACCAGCTGCTTTAATTGCTTTACCAGTATCCAATAACTCTTGTAAACTATTTACTTTTACTTTAAGAGCTTCTACATAATCAGCACCATTTTCTAAATCAATAATCAGATTGTCTTCTAATCCTGCATATGCAGTTGTTTTACCAGTTTTTGGCTTAGAATAGATAATTAATCTTTTAGGATTAACTCTTTCTGCCTTAACTTTTTTAGTTGGAAGTACTATACTCATATTATTTACTTTTTAAAGCTGTTGCAAGTTTTTTAAAGTTCTCTGCAATCTCTAATAAAATTTCAGATACTTCATTACTTGTTTCATTAGTTTTAGGAGTAAATTCCTCTTCAAAATCAGGAAAGATACTTAGTGTACTTTGTAGCTGTGGAATTTCTAAAGATGCTTCTTCTTTTCTTTTCTCATAAAGAGCATAACTAATTTCTTGTCCATTAGAAAGAACTGCTACCATTTCATTTACAGGAATAAGATATTTTCTATCAATTTTACCGTCTGGATCAACTGTCTCAGTAACATCATATTCTTCATGAAAATATGGATTATACTTTAGTTTAAACAATTGACGTTCTGCTAACATAGGTTCTATTCCAGTACTTCTACCATCATTGTCATATGTGTTTTCGTAAAACTCAATATAGATATCTTCACCTTTCTTTAATTCCCACTCAAAAAATTGTGATTGTCTACCAAACTTACCCTTTTTATAAAAAGCAGTTTTGATTGTAAAGAACGGATCAGCAAGTCCAATTGCTTTAAAGGTATTCATATGATCCATATAGAATTCCCTCTCTTTTTCTTTTCTTAGATTGTTATTCATATTAATTAATTTACTTGGATTTTCTGTGCAACTTCTCTGGCTGGAGATTGCATCTCTACTATTCTCATAATAGTTCTGTCTAGTTTAAAGAAACTAATTCTTGTAAGACCATTTCTAGATTTTAAGAAATGGAAAACTAATGTTTCAGGATCTTCAATCAAAAACTTTTCTGGACCATATTTATTTATTTTTCTTGTAGCAGGTTTATTAATACCAATTACTACATCAGCATGTTGTAATAATGCATCAGAACCATAAATATCAGAATCAAGAACATAATTTCCATATGTACCTTCTACCTGTCTTTTGGTATCATCTATATTTCTATTTAATTGACTTAGAATTACAAAAGCTACAGGATAGTTTTTCTTCATATAAGTTAATGCTTCACCAAGAGCACCTAACATTTCAAATTTGTCCTTTTGTCCAGTATCATTCTTAAATAATGCTGAGTGATCTATAGTAACAAGCATGTTTCTGTATTTCCCATCTTCTCTTTTGTACTTTTCAAATTCATGATGAATAGTAGCACACATCTCTTTCACAGTACAGGTATCATAAACTACATTTACTAAATCACTACCAGCACTTTCATGATAATATTCAACACATTTTTCAAATATCTTTCTATCCACAAGTTTACCACCCTTACTCATTAATGTGTTATAATCAGCACCTGTAATCATACCAAATCTTCTTATGGCACTTGTTTCATCTACCATTTCCATTTGAAACTTTAAAACTCTAAAGTCTTGATCTGGATTTTTTTGAATGATGTCAGAAACCAGCTGTTCCGCAAAAAGGGTCTTACCTATTCCAGGTCTTGCACCAATTACTGTAATTGTTTTCCATTCTAGACCATCACAAAAAGCATCATTAAATTTTGGCCAAGCACTAATAAGAGATGGTATCTTACCTTCTCTTCTTGCCTTCATTTTAATTAAACCTTTTTCAAGACCATCTCTTTCACTAACTGGTAGTAATGGTCGTGCACCATCAAATAACTTCCCCATAGATTTTTACTTTTAATTATACAATAAGATCAGGAAACAAAACTACGTCATTATCTGGATTATCTTTTAAGAATTCACAGTAGGTTGCTAAATCTGAATCCCAACTTTTGTCTACATTTTGCTTTCTCAAAAAGTATTGAGCAGTTCTCATGTATTCATAGTTTTTAGATTCATATTCTAAGACATATTTTTGTGTTGCTGCAAATATAGTTTCCCAACTATAATCATACATTTCAAAGAACCATCTAAATGCATTCTCAAGATTCTTAGCAGGCACTCTTGCATATTTTCCAGAAGATAGTTTCTTATTAGGAAATATAGTTACATATGCATCTATGTTTTGCATAAAATTATGACCCATTAAATCTTTAGATGTTTTTTTCTTTGACTTCTTAAAGAATCCGTCAATTTCAGTAGTAAAGATAATGCTTTTATCTGTTAATGTCAAGTCTTCATTCAACCAATTTTCAGAAATTAATCTTCTAATTTCTAAATCTTTATTTACAAAAGAACAAGGATTAATACCATTTTTTATACAGTGTAATATGTAATAACTGTTTGGAGTTATTCCCTCTTTGACAAGTTTAATAAATATATCTTCCATATTACCAGGTTATTTCATAGTTATTTTGATTTTTAATTATGGCAGATACTTTATTAAAAATATCATTGCTATCCCATTTAGAGCCATTATAAACAGCAGAAGCAGGATGTTTAACAGTAAACTTATGATTATTATCGCCAGTAAGGATAGACCATTCTTCAGCTTTTTTACCCATGTAAACATATACTAATCCCGGATTATAACTATTTAACAAATCTAATAAATAAGCAGTAAATGGTTTCCAAATATCATAATGACTACCAATCTTACCAACTTCTACTGTAAGAGCTGTATTAAGCATTAATATACCCTGATTTGCCCATCTTTTAAGATCAAGATCTTCACTTATTACATGATTATCATACACCGTTCTATCTACTTCTTGCAAAATAAATTTTAAACTTGGTTGTAATTTGTTTGTATTGCTACAACTAAATGATATACCATCAGCTACTCCTAGTGTAGGATAGGGATCTTGACCAATTATTACTACTTTAAGTTGATCATATGGACATTCTTCAAATGCTCTGAATACTTGTTTTAGTGGTGGAGTAAATCTTCTATTTTCTGTACTTAATTTATAAAGTTTATTTAAAATATCAGTAAACTCAGAGCTAAATATAAAAGATTTAAAAATTCTACCCCAACCGCTAGGTTCAAGTTTATCAAACAATTTTTGTTTAATTTCTTCAATTTCAGGTTCTATTTTCATTTTTTCTTATTTTTGATACAAAATTAAAATCATGATAAAAGCAAAAGAATTAAAAGACGATGCAATTTTAGACATTAAAGTCAACAAAAGCTATTACTTAATGGCTAAAGCTGCTTCTTTCACAATATTGCAACAAATGAATGTTGTAGAAAAAGGAGAAGAGTACTTTAAGTCAATAATGACTCAAAAATACGAAGACCTTGATGATCTTCAAAGAGCTTTTTATACTATTATTCTTCTCCTTGCTGAAATAGAAAGAAAAGCAACTGATGAAAATCTCTATACAGAAAGAGAAATTCTTGAACCTGGAGATGAAGGTTATGTAGAACCTACCCCAGATTCAAATTAAACTGCTCTCTTCCTATTTGGACACAAGATTCTATTGCAAGCATCAATTCATCTCTGCTACAATCAGCAAATGATTTACCAGATAAACCTGATGCATCTTTAACTATTACTTTTACTTCATCAAAAGTATATCCTGATTCTTTTGCTATTTCTCTAATACAAGCATGTACTTTTGCAAGTTGTGCTTTACTATGATCTGTTCCTACAAGATCTATATACATCTCTACAACTTGACCTTCTTTAATTTTGTCAACAAATATTTCATATGATAATCTATCTTGTGGACTATTAAATACCAGTTTGCCGTTTTTTTTTATAAATCTGCCAGTAAACATAATCAATAACTTTTTGGATTAATAGCATCAACAAATTTTAAATACTCTTCTAAAGTATTAATTTGTACTGATGGTATTTCAAAACATTTAAGCTGCCAATTATTATTCTCTACATCATCACTATCTGTGCTATGTAAAGCTAAATTTGGTACAACCTCTTTATGGTAATAATAATAATCATAACCATTTTGACTTTCATCATTAGTTATATCTACTTTATCAAAACCAAGGTTTATTAAATCTTCTTCTGTCATTTTTCTGCCATTGTTTCCATGAATACTGTGTGATTAAGAATCTCAAAACCATAAGTTTGTCTTACTTCAGTATAGTTGGGATTTTCTTTAGAATAAACACCTTTTTCTTTAATTCTTAAATCTCTTAAATTCTTTAGAGTTAATGTTGCCATGTGAAGATTATCTTTATCATCTGACTTCATCATCTTTACAACATTTTGCACTTCTGTTTCAGTTAGATAATTTAATTTTTTAAGTAACATTAACTCAGCCATATATATAAAGGGTCGGAAATCATCTTTCTTGGTTCCCTTATAATACATATACCATAGATAGTTTAGATTATTATCATGACCATCTGTTAAATTATAATGCTCTTCAGAAATTGCTGCTACTAAATCTTTTATTTCTTTCATTATCTCTTTCATCTTTTTAAATGTTTCTGTATCAAAATATGTATCTGATTGTGTTCCACGGAAGAATGGAGTCATGTAAAGCTCTAAATTCTTCAATGTATTTGGATTTACACCCGGTCTTGTACCTAATATTTCTTCCTCCAAACTCAGAAGTTTTGGGTTCTTGTATAGATGGACTCCAAAGAATTTCTTCGCCCATGATCCCATTTTTCTTGTTGTACTCATGTTTATCTTTATTATGTGTTAGAAAGATTACTTCAGCTTTGACAGCATCATTATCCCAAGCATAACTTTTTGCAATCAATCTCACAGCCTCAAATAATTCTTCATACCTATTCAGCCAATCTGTACGAACTATAACTGGACTAAAGTTAAGATGAACTTCATAACCAGCATCTATAAATTTCTTTACAGCTATTAATCTCTCATAAATAATACTTGTATTTGGTTCTAAAACTTGTCTATACTTTTCAGGTATTAAACTAAATCTTATTCTAATCTTACCCTCTGGATTGAACGCTAGTAAATCTGCATTTACATACTTAGTAGCAAATGAACCCATAGCAAGTGGATGATCCCTAAAGAACTTGAATATAGTCTCCCAATCATGATATTTAGCATGCAAAGCAAAGTCTTCATTGCAAGAAATGTCATAGGTAATATATTCTCCTGTTTGATTAGGTTTCTCTACATCAGCAAACCAAACATGTGAATTAATCTCTGTCAGGATATCCATAGTATTTGTTGCTATAGATAATCCTTCCGGTTTGTGCCTTTTCATATAACAGTAACTACAGTTGTAAAGACACCCGTGACCAAAACTAGGTGAAATAAAATCTGTACTTCTTCCTGATGGTCTTATTTTAAATGATTTTCTGGTAACTTTCTCTACCAGACTCACTTGTCTAAAT